CATTTTCATACACTTCAACCCAGTCTTCTTCTTTGCGAATAACTGTTTCGGCAAACCAAGTCATTACAGTAGCCTTTTGTGTGTAGTTATCATAAATACTCAGCACCGTAATTTTTCCATGATGTTCTCCACCCACTTGGGTTTCAATATCAAAATACCACTTACGAAGGTTATATTCGGGAATTTCGTAATCCGAATCAATGCACCAAAGCCTAGCCGCATCCACATCACCTTGATAGGTTCTTTCTGTTTTATGGATTTCCTGCATGATATTATATCTGTCGTATGGGTTATCGTAGTAATACTTCACTAGGGGTGTGCCTTCCAAGTTTCTTCTTTTAGTGCTTTCCCTTGTAAAGTTAATACGCCTACCTCTAACGAAAATACTACTACCGATTTTAGTATTAATTGGGAGATAAAAATAGGGGCGACATTCAAAGGTTTCTTCTTTTCTTTCGTTATTATCATCCCGATAACGAAGTTTAATCTTGTGTTCATTGTTCTCCTGAATCGTGTTTATCATCATCTTCATCACTCAGTATTTCAATCTCTATGTCATTTTCTCGCATTTCATATTGCATTTGATTTTGTATGTAATGAACTAAATGTCGTTTTAGTTCATTAGCGGTGGTATCTCTCCAATACCAACCCCCTTTAATTAGAAGGTTTAGTTTAAATTGAGGGCCTTCACTCATTTAAATCCCTCATCATTTGTGCAAAGTCTCTTCCGTATTTCATGGTAAGTTCAATATCCTTAAACTCCTCAAGCAAACGCTGAACATATACGGCGGCATCCATCAATTCTTCTTGGAGGTGGGTAAGCCATTCGTGAACCGAAAGGTCCTCTCGCTCCATTGTTGTTCCGTATTTCTTTTTGCCGACTTCTGCCCGTTGTTGAATTTTTATGCACACATCGTCTTCGTGTTTGCTCATTCTTCTCTCTCCTTTTTGTATTCGTTTGCATATGTAATTTGGCTTGACAAATCCATATGGTAATTACTATGAATTTCTCGTAAAAAGATAATCACATCATCATAACCTGCAAAGTCACATAGTTCCTTAATATCTAGTCGGTCATAACCTTGAACACAATCAGCAAACCAAACCGCTACTTTTAACATACTCATTCTTCTTCCTCCATGTTCATGTTTAAAATTGTATCAAGTAGTCTTACCTGTCCAATCAAATACAAGATAACACCACTATTACTCTCGCCATACATTTTAAGAAACTGTTCTAGTGTTGTGTTTCTCTCGTTTAGGTTATGCATTAGTGTATCGTGAAGTTGTTGTCGCATTGTTGCTAGCACCGTTAGTAAAATTTCTCTTTCCATATTTAAGCCTCCATTCTTGGCGCACGAAGAATAGTTATTCCTCCGTTAACAAAAACAAAGGGCATTTCATCATCGTAGTAAATATATGTCCAATCATCCTCACCTTGCAGAATAGGCTTCACAATAGGCAAAGAAAAGGAACCAACGCTGGGACCGGAATAACCATCTACTGTTTCAAGGCGAGTAGAGAAGTTTTGTGAACCCTTCTCCGAAGAAACAGTAAGTGTTTCTCCATCATACCCAAAGGTATAAACAGAAGTTCCAACCTTCTCAGCAGTTTTAAGACTCTCCACTAAAGCGTTAGTATGAACCGCTACCTTGGTAGAAAGAGTCAACTTTTCAGTAACTTGCAAAAACTCGCTTTCTTCATGGTTTGTCTCACATATAGGAGAAAACCTTTCCATTACATGAGCGTATTGGTGTCGTTCAAGGGAAGGTAATTCAGCAATAGAATTACCATAGGCAACCTTGATAATACCTTCAACAGTAATAATAGTGCATTCTTCATCAGGCAGATACTTTAGCAAAGTTTCAGCATTGACACAAAACCTACCCGGACTATCACACTTACTAACCGGGGATTCAATTCTAATGTAGGTAGACATATCCCCGTTTTCAATAGTTAGATATTCTTTAGTAGCCGTAAGGCGAATCTCGTTCCCAAGACTTGAATTTTCACTAAGTAATCCCTTGTTATACTTACCCTTAATTAGGGCAACATTAATATCATTCTTCAATCTTTTTCCATTCGTTGTAATTTTCATGTGTTTCACCACCAATTTGTTCATAAATTCTATTCATAATACCACACAATTAATCGTTTATTCAAAGAGTATTTTCCTTGATTCCGGGTAGGCCATTCCAAGTGACCTCTCCCTTTTGATTCTCAAAAACTAAAAAGGCTTGACCTTCGTTTGTTGCATTGGTCTTTGATTTAGTGACTTTTGCGTAAAGGCTCGTCTTACCATTTCTTTCTTCACGGTAGGTGTGAATGTGTTGATAAAGTTTAGCCGTAGTGGACTTTTCCCAATCGGGCTTTTGTCCAACTACTTCAAATCCGTCATGCACTTCTTTCATGTGGGTGATGAAAAACTTGTGACATTCCAATTGACAAGCCGCCTTAAACAAACGCTGGTATTCTTGCGTCCTAGCAAACCATTGGGTAGGAACCATTTTGACTTTATCAGCCTGTCGTGGGTCATTACCCTTGATGTGATTCAAACGAGCAATCATGTTTGTAGTGTCAAGCCAAGTGTCCAAACCATCAAAGACGATAGCCTTAACTGCTTGAACCTCAATTGATTCCTCTTCGTCAAGACTAATTTTCTTACTCTCAATTGCTTCCTTAACCATCCCAATGAAGAAACGGGCCATGTCAGCAGTAGCCAAATAATCAATTGTCATGTCGTCTTTGTAGACATGGGGGTTGTAGATAAACACCTTATCATCCGAGGACCAATGTTGCCTCCAAGTAGGTTCTGCTCCTTCGTCAAAGTCCAACACAAAAACCCAATGTGTTTCTTTTTCTTCCTCCGTTCTACAATCCAAACAGATACCCGTTTTGCCTGTTCCGGGGTCGCCCGAAACACCACAAATCATGTAAGCAAATTCATGCTCCAAAAGGTTCTTTCGTTGTGCAAACGCTCTTGCCTTTGCCTTAGCAAAAGCCGTATTTCTTTCTTCTTCGTTAACGCTAGACAAAATTTTGCTAGCCTTTCCTTTTCCTTTCAAACTCATTCTTCTTCCTCTCCTTTAAATTGTTCTTTTAGTTGTTGTAGTTGGTTTTCATGCACAATGCGGGTGAACATTTTCCCACTTTGTTTCATGTGAAAGCGGACGCTATACATATCGTCTTCTTGGTGTCTCCACTCAATGCTTTCCACTTCGTTCATATCCAACAAAATTTCATTCATTCTAATAATCATTTTTTTTCCTCCAAAGGTATAGGCTTCGCACCTATTCGTATGTCATTCAACCGCCACATATACACGGCTGATACTGTCGCTGTATCTCTATGCCGACAATATATCACCAGTAATTCAGCGAATCATCGTCGGAAGTATCAATTGCTTCTTCCAAGCCAGTTCCCAAACGAACATTCAGTCCGTAAAGGTTAATGGAAACAGGGTTGTATTCCCCGTCAATCGGATAGCCGCTTTCGTCTTTCTTTTGAGATTGGCTGGTTCGTCCAATAACGACAATATCCGAGCCAACGCCAAAGTCAATGTCCACATGGGAAGGAACCCAAACAGGAGTAGATTCGGGCATATCCTCATCCTCAAAGCCATAGTTTGCATCCAAAGGCTCAATCCAAATCACACGGTTGCCCGTGTTTTCGTTCACCTTGAGATTCATGCTAGTCACGATACCATCAGTAATAGCAATTTTCAATCCCTGCTGGGTTTGAATTTCTTGATGATAGGCTTCAATGTCCATTAGGTCAGTCACAAACTCACCCATGTTTTCAACCAAAGAATCCTCATAATTGAAGGAAGAGGTGTCAAACCATCGTGGGTCGTCCTCATCCAAAATATCAATGTAAGTCAAGGTTTCTAGAGTTTTGTTGCGAATACCGTAAATTGCATTTCTTTCCTCGTTGGGTAGACCGTAAAAGGTCAGCATTCGGAAAGTATCAGCACGGAAATTCTTAGCCATTTCATTCTTCAATTGAACAGTCCAAAGTTGGGTTTCACCATCTTCCCTCTGTCCGATGAAATGCGCTCGCACTTGATGTTGTTCCTTGGGCAAAGGCATACCGTAGTTTTTGTTGGTGTCGCCGGATTGCCAAGTGCGAACTGAATCAATGGGAACAATCCAAGTTTCCTCGTTGATTTCAATTGCCGCATCGTGAACATGAGGGACAACCTTTGTTTCCCACTCACCGTTCTTAACTTGGGTCTTTTTGTATTCTCCATCCTCAAGAACAATCTCAGCAACCAAACCATCCGTAAGGGCTTGGGACGCATCAGCATTGTAGCGAGAACGGACATTCTTACGCTTGTATTCCATAATGTCTCGGACTGGCTCAATTCCCACAAAGAATCCAGTAACCATAGCACCAAAACTTTGTTGGGAATTAGAACGGTTGGAGGCAAGACGACTTCTCACATATTGACGGGTCAATGACATAGCCATCAATTGTTGTCGCTCATCCTCCAAATCCAAGTTGTTGCTCAAGGCTAACTCGGCGTATTTTGCGCTCATTTCTTCTTCTTCAATTTGTAGTCTCTTAGCAAGACTAACCAATTCGTTTTCTACTCTTTCAATCATTTTTTTTCACTTCCTATTGTTTTTCATAATTTGGGAGCAGAACCAAGCAATCAATACCTTCGGTGAGACACTTCGGCTCCTCCACTCCATTTCTCCTACTGCTGATATGCACATAAACCTTGTGGTATTGTCCACATCAATTTCCATAACGGCTTGTAGGAGTTTATTACATATATCCTTCACACTTTGTCCATTCTTTACCAGCGTGTTGTGATAGTTCATACCCATAGGGTCGCCACTCAACATTTGCTGGA